TCCATCACCTGAAAATCCTCAAAGAACTTTGTGTCTCTTGTAAAGCTCGCAGTGGTTATGTATAGCCGAAGAGGATTAAGTCGAGATACCATCCCCGAATGCAAGACCTCAATCGCATTCCTGTCTACGATCTGACTCGCTTCGTCAATGATCGCGCACGAAGGGTTGAGCCCGTCTCCAGTCTTTTTAGTATCTCTGGAGAGAGCTTTCATCATGCTCTGGCTGTCGCCGTTCTTCACAATCGTGAACTTGCCGAGAATGAAGAGCCTAGAGATCTCCTGCGGCAACGTTTCGACGAAGCCCTTAGCCGTCGTGAAAACAATTGATGCCTGATCGCGGTTTGTAGCGAGCGTGTAAACCTCTGCGCCAGCTTCGCCAAAGGCTAGCTCATAAAGTGCGATAAGAGCCGTCAGCGTCGATTTGCCAGCCTTGCGCGGGATGTAAACAATCACATCCTGCACCATCCGTTTACGCCGGTCTTTCTTGTGCCTAAAGCCATAGATCGCGCAAGCAATAAGGATCTGGAAAGGCTCAAGGCTTACAGAGTATCCCGCCCACTGTCCCTTTACATGCTTACAGAGACCGGCGAACTGTAGGAAGTGATTGACCGGGCTAGGATCAAAAACCCATTCCCATTCTTTGTTTTCTATGTGATTAAGAAACCGCTGGCAGGCTAGGCGAACATTCCGACAAGCGTCGATCTCGCCTTTTACAATGCCGACAGCGTAAGCAATACCATCTTCTATTCTCATGTGCCGAACTTAGGCCCTGCTAGAAATTCGCCCATCTTAGAGCCGTCCTCAAGTTTGTTTGCCGCCAATCGAGATCGCGGAGTAAGCCCCATTTCGTTCATCAGCTTGATGGAGTTCTCCATCGCTTTGTTTGCCAGACTAATGTAAGGATTCGGAGCGTGAGTCTTGCCGCCGTTAGTCTTAACCACTAAAGGATGCTTTGCCTGCTCTTTCCTTGCGTCAATGTAAAGCTGGAGCTGGTCTGCAAGCATCATGAGAGTGTGCCTGTCCTGATCTGATCCGATACCGTAGACATCAAACAAATAGTCGGCGGTCTCTTTTACAAACCTCTCGCGGTTAAATAAAGCCGGGTTGTCTGCCCACTCGGCAAACGGAACCCTAATCTTTACCTTCTCCGGCAGCGGGATGCCAGTGTTCTCTCCCTTTGTGCCGTGTACTAAGTGAACTTCAGGTGGATATTTCCGCTGCATTTTCTAGCCTCGCTTTCTGTCCGGTGAATTCTTCCCATCGCTTGACGATGACATCGCAGTATTTTGGGTCTAGTTCCATCATTCGACAAGACCGACCTGTTTTCTCGCAGGCAATAAGCGTACTACCACTGCCGCCAAAGAGGTCAAGTACCAGACTATTCTTATGATATGAATCAATAATATTTTGAATTAAACCTACAGGTTTTTCGCAAGAGTGAATTGTTTTGTTGACACGGGCATACTCCCAAACATCGGCTGGAGCCGTATTTGGATAAATAGGTTTCCCGTTTAAGCAAAGATAAAAAGGTTCGTGTTTAGGGCGAGAGTAATAACCAATCCCAAAGTTATTTTTAACCCAAACGTGCATAGCTTGAATCTTAAAAAACTTTTGCAAAGATCGTTCAAACGCGCCAATTTTTGACCATCCCGTCCAAACAAAAGCATAAGTGTCTGGCTTCATAACCGTTAATGCCGCACCAAAAACGCTGTCTAAAAAATCATCAAATTCCTTGTCATTTAAATTGTCATTCAAAATGGTTCCGTGGGTTCCTCGCTGAGGCTTGAAATTGATTCCATAAGGAGGATCGGTAAATAAAACATCAATCTTTTCATTAGCCACAAGAGTTTCTACGGCATCCACGCTTGTACTATCGCCGCACATAAGCCTATGCTTGCCTAGTATCCAAATATCTCCGGGCTTTGTAATAGGCTCCGGTGGAGGTTCAGGGACAGCGTCCTCGTCGGTCAATCCTTCGTTTACAACCTCGGGTTTAAGTGCGCTTATTTCCTCTTCACCAAAGCCAGTAAGACTTAAGTCTAATCCCTCGAGCTCCAACTCCTCGAGCTCCAGACTGAGCAACTCATTGTCCCATCCGGCATTCAGGGCTAATTTGTTGTCAGCGATGATGAGAGCCTTCTTTTGAATCTCGGTCAGGTGCGATAGCTCTATTGCCGGGATTTCCTCGAGGCCCAACCGCATCGCAGCCTTAAGCCTGCCGTGGCCAGCAATGATTCCTTTTTCGCCGTCGATCAGGATCGGGTTGGTCCAACCGAACTCTTTTATCGACGCAGCGATCTGCGCGACCTGCTCGTCTGAGTGCGTTCGGGAGTTCCTTGCGTAAGGGGTGAGATCCCCCACGCGAGTCATGACGACTGAGGGAATTCCCTGTTTTTTTGTCCTACCCATCCTGTTTTATCCTTTTGCAGAAAGTTGAGGCCGCGCTTGCGCTTGCGTAATGTCGATTTTATTTAACTTATTAAATTTATTATAACGGGATGATCTCGCCCCTCACATAATCGTGAGCCTCGCCTTTCTTCTCAAGCCCTGTTTTTATGGAGTGGCACTCGTGACAAAGAGACTGAAACCTGTTGCCCATCCATTTGTCCCTGTCTTGCTTGTGCGGGATGATGTGGTCAACGTGATGGGCTGGTGCGATCTTTCCTAGGCTTTGACATCGAGCGCAGATCGGGTGCTTTGATAGCTGAATCTGTCTAAATTGCTTCCATTGTTTTGTGTTGTACAGCTTGTTGAATGATCGTCTAGTTTCTGTGAGTGATCCACCGTGGTCATTGCAGAATGTTGAGCCGTTGACCTTTGGATTCTTGCAACCGAGTTCTCGACAGGTTGTTTGCTTCGGTGTTCTCGGCATCTTTATATCCTGATGCGTATGCTGCTCTTGCTACTGCTTGAGCCTTTTGTAGGGTGGGGAATGGTCCCTTGCTTCCCCAGTACCATCCCTTTGTTGTCTTTTTGTAGGGCATTACTTGAGGAATCTGAGTTTATAAAGCGTTGACTGCATGAGCGCAACGATCTCGTCGATACTGTTCTGAATGGCTGAGTCATCACCCATTGAGCTTCGGTAAACCCTTACATACTCAAGCATGTACTCAAGCTCGGCTATGGCCGACTCTGCTGGTGGTCTGTATTCGACCGGGTAGTTGATGATCTTAGCCTCTAACCCCTGATACTGCTCGACCACTGCATCTACTAGATCACCGAGGTCATCGTAGTAAGAACCCAATGCTTTGTGCTCGGCATACGACTTAGACTGTAAGTGCAGGATGTGTGCGTTGGTGACACCGTGGAGTAGGCACATAATGAAATCGCCGGGGTATTTAGCCGGTTTCTCTGCTCGCAAGGCTTCCAGAAAGTGCTTTTTCATTGCGTTGCCTAAAAAAATGCCCTCATTGCGAGGGCTAACCAACAGGGAGGAGTCCGATTTATTGTAAGTCGGTCATTCTGCTGAATCAAGGCCCTTTTTGAATGCCTCGGTTAGTCTCAACAGATCCTCGCTACGCTGTTGTAATTCGGCGGTCAATTCTTCGATCTCTTGTAATTGGAGCTCTAGCTTGTCCCAATCAGTTAGGTCTTGAGTCAGACTGTTTATGTAGGCTTGTCTTGCTGCTTTCTTGAGATCCATTGTTTATCCTTTCTATTTCTCGGTTGATGTACCAGACTGCTTTCTTGAGATCCTCGGTTGCATCTTGAGACTTCAAACCTGCTCGTAGGATGTACTTCACTGCATTGCCTAAGCAGAAATTCATGTGCTCGGTAATCTCTATGACTTCGATGCCTGATGGGTGAGACTTGTAGTGCTTTGGGTTTATCGGGTCGCTCATAACATTGCCTTTATGTGATCGGGCACTTTGGGAAGCGGAGCCCACGCTACTGCCCAATCTGACCAATGACCGATGACACAGACTCCACCGGGGTTTAATAGCAACATCTTAGATCCCAACGGTGGTGTCTTGTCTTTGGGTGTCATCCAGACCGTATGCCCTGCTGTGTAGTCTTTCATTTTTTGAAGTAATACCACGCCCATGCCCCGTGCCTACCTTCCGTCCATTTATAACGAGTTTCCCTGTCCACAAGACCTTTTGCCATCAGTGCTTTCAAATGCTTCCTTGCGCCTTCAGTGGTGCAGCCGAAGTGTTTTGATAACTCTATGAGCGAGTAAGGCTGAGTAAGGTGGTTAAGGTAAATCTTCTCGGTTTTGGTCAGCGGTTTATGTTTACGGAGAATCTGTTTCACCAACCACTTGACTTGATCTGTGTGGTGAACAAGCCCGAGGTTATGCGCCATCCGTTGGATCTCAGCGCCGGTCATTGCTCACCCCTTGCTTTCAGCATGGCGTCGGCCATCAAATACGACGCCTTTGCGGTGACGTGTGCGGTATGCTCATCGTGCGCTTTTCCGCAACTAAACAGACCTTGCATCGCCTTAGCTGCAAAGTAATCGCGTATCGTCATACCCTTTTGAATATTGATTTCCTTCATGCCTTCACCGACGATCTTCTCAAACACCATCGGGAAAGCACGCCAGCCTTTTTCCTCTTCATTCATTGCTCACCCCTTGCTCTGATGGCGGCGGCGCATCTATCCCCATCGGCGTGTGTCCAACCATCGCACAACTTCGCACACGCTTCACGTTCTTGCTCCCGAATCTGCCAATCAAGCTCTTGCAGCAAGTCCTCGACGCTGTCGCCATGTCCCGTTGCGTAGCCCCTTGCTATCATCCATGCAGCAGCCTTCTCACGTTCAGTTTCAATCGCTTTGTTCCAAATCGCCATAGCCAATGCTGTGTAAGCGTTGTGTGGGCCTTTAGCGCATAGCTCCATGTCAAGGTGTGTGACGTTGCCGTCTTTGTCTACTCGCGCCCAGATTTCTGAGGTGTTGGAATGTCCCCATGTGATTTGCGGGTCTGGTAGCGGCACGCTTATGCGAAGTGCGCCGTTCTCTGGCAGCGTGTACATATAGCTGACGTTTTCTTGGTCGCGTTGGTATTGGTTGTGATCACCACTCATAGCTCACTCCTTGCTCGGATTGCTTGCGCTGCCAACTTTGTAATGTCAGATGCGTACTTAGGGTGTACGGACAGCACGTCACACACTCTTGCACATGCCTCACGTTCTGCTGCGGCGACAAGTGCAGCGAAGCGTGTTACAGAACCTAATGGTTTTTCGTCAGATCCGTAAGCCAATCCAGCCTCCCGCGCCATGCGGATTATTTCTTCTCTATCCATGATTGGCCACCTTTCTAAGTAACTTAACCAGATTTTCAAGCGTCTCAAGACTGTAGCTACCAGCAGTCAGGTACACCACCGTCTTAGTGGTTGGCTCCCGCCAAGCTTCGTCTTGGCACCTTTTCCATGTGTCGGCAATCCACTGTCGTGTTTGCTCTAGCGTCATGGCGCTTGTTGCTATGGGCAAAGGCTCTCCGTCTGCTGGTGTCTTTGCGTTTTTGTTTTCGCTCATGCTAAGAACTCCTTGATGGCCTCGTACACATCCGTGCGTCCGTGCTGGTCGTTTAAGCGTATGTCCCACCCGGCGTAGCGCATCTCTTTCTCAACCCATCGCAGAAGCGCATGGGCTTTATCTGAATCCCTTATGATCGCATCTCGCTCATCGCATACGGCTTCGTAAGCCTTTTCCCATACATGCAATCGGCGCAGTTCGTCGGCGGCTTCTCCGCATAGACCCGTGTGGCTGAATTGCACGTCAAGTTCTTCTAGCGCATCAGCCAGCACTAAGGCTTTGGGTTGTGGGTTCATGTGTTCTTCTCCTTAAAAGCCTGCTCAAGTACTCTCGCTACATCTAGCCAACCACCACCCTCAAGCACGTCATCGATCGCTTCCCAAACTTCGTGATCCGTCAGACTGACCCATTCACGGGGTGCAGCGTAAAGTTTCGCGCCAACCTTAATTTCACTTGCGTCATCCCACGCCACACAAGGTCTGCCGTTTGTTTCAATCCGGTAAACATGAGCCACATGGCAGGTTATCTCGGCCATAAGTACGTCGCTGCTTGAAATGCGCCAGCGTCCACTAATGTTTCTTCGTCGATTTCACGCCCACCGGGCAGCACATAAACGTTCTTTTTGACGTAGTGGGGCACTATGGTGATCTTCTCGAAAAGATACACCTTGACCCAATCACGCTCTTGTTTCGGTTCTTGTTTTTTCATGTTGAATTCCAAAAGGGTTATTCCAAAGGAAAGGTTTGTTTCTGTTTTGTAACTTGATTTCGACTGCGTTGTAACCGTATGCCCTGCCAATCTTCTTAGCGACCGAGGATTGATGCGACAGCAGCCTTCTTGTGATCTTGCCCTCGGCTAGTAAAGGCATTAGCGCGTTTTGAATCAACTTCGGGCTTATCTTCATCTTCTCGGCTAGCTCTTTCACCGTCACAGGGCTTATTCGTTTCTGCATATATTTAAGACAGGCCAATCCACGATCAATCTTTGCCTGCTTTTGAAGTCTTGTAAGACTCATTTATCTGCTCTCCTTTGCGCTGCTTCATTCGTATATTTCGTGCCGTAGCGCTTTTTCAGTTTTTCAATGTTGTGCTCAAGGATCATGTTTCTGTTGAGACCGAGCTTTTGTCGTATGCCCTCAAGATAGAACTCGATGTCGCCCAACTCCTCAATCACGTTGTCGATGTCTAAGGGTTTTTGGTAGATCGCCCACTTCTTGATTGCGTCCAAAAGCTCCCCGGACTCCCCGGAAACTCCAATCGACATGTGCAGCACAAACGCTTGATCCGGGCTGAGATCGTCAAGGATGTCGCATCCCGGTTTAGCAAGCGCTGTGACTAATTCCGTGTGGTTCAAAATGGTGACTCCTCAATGGTTTTTAAAATGTCGCGCTTTGTGACTTTGTTTTTCTTAACCCACTTGCTCTTAACTAACGTCTGCTTAAAAGGCCAGCTAGGATGTTTTGCTAGCTCTTTCGTTGGTTCATTCATATCGCCTCCGTAAAATTACATTGTCGTAAGCCTGCTTTTTCCCGCAAAGCGTTTACCGATGGTCGGCTGATTTGGGCTGATATTCGGTAGGTAAGCCTCCGACCTCCTGAACGTACTGCTGGCTCTGTCTGTCGAACCAAAGTTTCGCCACTCCCTCCCATTCACCGTTTCTTTGCTTCTCGAAAGACAGGAAGGCATCAGGGATGGAATGATCCACTACACCATTGGCCTCAAAATCGCGCTCCTTCGATTTATTTCTGTGCATGAGGATTACGTTGTCCACTTGATCTGCGACGCTCCCAGAGCCCTTTAAATCGTTTTTAGAGGGTGTTCTGTTGTCATCGCTTTGTTTCCTGATATGGTGAACAAGATGAATGTGAATATTCTGATCTCGCGCAAGACCGCACAGCTCATCTGTAAAGTTCTTTTGTGCGTTGTAATCGTCCTCGCCACGAACGCACTTCATTAAGGAATCAATGAAGTAGTGCTGGCAACCGAGCATCGTCTTGCAGTAAACACCCACTCCTAGAACTTGAGGCGGGCTTACAGTCCCTTGTACGTCATAGAACCAGAGTTTGTCAGCGACCCACTCCTTAAACTTCTCGTGGGCCTGCATTGTGGGAAATGACATCCGCGACCACTGACGCACCATCCGCTTAAGTGTCCTAACGGGCTTCATCTCAAACGAAGCAATCACTACCTTTTGGTTTTGGTGGATCAGGTGCAGAGCGATCTGTCCTGCAAGCAGGGATTTTCCAGATCCGTTTTGACCTGCAAGCACCGTGATTTCACCGAGCCTGTAGGTGAACTTGTCCGCAAGTTTCGCAAACGGCATGACAATGTTTGGCTCTTCAGACGGATTCCTCATCTCCTCAATGAGATCGTCCATACAATCTTGAGCAGGCCTGACTTTCACAGATGCTTCCATCTGCTCGTACCACGCTTTGTAATCGAGGTTTTCTAGGATCATGCTTTGTTCCTAATAATCATCGACCACAAAAACCCACCAAAAACCTTTGCGACAAACTGTAGCAACACAATGTGAGGCATCAACACGCCAAAAGCTAAAGTCGGAAAGATGATGGAATCAACCGCAGCTCCCGCTACATTCGATCCATTTGCTCGCCTTACCCACGATCCTTTTAGCTTTGCAAAGACCGCCCAATCAACGATTGCCGCCGCTGTAAAAGCAACCGCAGATGCAATGGCAATCTTTCCTGACGCAGGGTTTAACAGATACGTCAAAAGACCTGTAAAAACGATAAGCACACCCATTTCCCAAAGTTTTATCCGTACATGCAACCAATCTCTAAGCACAAGATCAAGTCCTATAAACAGAAACGCATTAAGCGGACTGATTGCAGGACCAAATGCCGCCACGCTTAAGTTTGCTGCGGTCATTGCAAATGCGTAAACACCGATAGCTAAAAACATAAATGCTCCTGTACAGGTCTTAACGACCATTGTGTTGTTGGGTTTTCAGAGTCAATGCGCTTTGCAATGCAATACGCACATTCCTTCATTGATTTGTGATTGACCGCAAGATTTGTTGAATCTGCGCTTGATAAAGGCCAGCGCTCAAGACCTTGACCCAACATTCGCATACCGTGAGTCCACGGCAATCTGCCAAACACTTTAGACAAATGATTAAACGTCTCATCCATCCTAGACTGCCATTTCTGTGAACCGACATTCCAGTATTCGCCAGACGAACCTAAGCAAACCTTGCCCCAGTTATCAACAAGCTCGCAAAGGTAATCAAGCGACAAACCTAAATGCCAAACCGGAACGCCGAGCGATTTTGGGTAAGGCCAGCTTTTAACTAGTTGTCTTTGTTCTTCCTCTGTACCGTCAATGACATCAGGAACGACACCCCAATGCGGATGACCCAAAATTGGATCGAGCCAGTCATAAAAGCCTTTAGGATCAAACGGTATGCCTCGTGTTTTTGCAGAGAAAGCACCGTTATCTAACATGAGTGATTGACCGATTTTTAGACACACTTTTAAGTCTCTCGGTTCTGCATAACTAATACAGAAGTTCTCACCGGCAAGCGTTTCTAGCACTGCTCGCGGCGTAATTGGTGTGCCGTGATAGTGCATCATGCGTCGACCTCCGAATCCCAATAAAGGCCGGGGCCGTAATTAGCGATAACCCGCGCGGGCGCATATATTTTCAGAGCTTGCAAGATAAGGTGGACGTGGTCAGGATCTCCTCCAGTGAGATGCACCCGTAATCCTCTGACCCACCTAAAGTCTCGGTCTTTAGGCTCAACGACAACTACGGGATAGTCCGGGTCATCGTCTGGCTTCCCAACAAAGTCGATAAAAACAGCTTTAGGTGGTTTGCCTGCAAGCTGAAGGTTGTTGACGAAGTCGTGGCCTTTCATAGACTTGCCCTATCGCCGTAAGCTGATGCTGTTGGTTGAGCGGTTTGTTTTGTGTAACTTGCCTTTTGGTTCATCACCCAATTTTCAAACGTCAGATTCCAATCTAATTTAGTTGCGTCTTTCGTTTTGGCTACCCAATAGTTCTTAAACATACGAACCGTGTCGTTTAGATTTAGATCAGGTCTTTTTGTTTTCGCGAACTGAATGAGTTTTTCGTCTGGTTGCCAATCTTCGCTAAGTCTTGTGCCTCGTTTCTTTTCTTTACTTGCAGGCTTTTCTTGTTGCGCTTCTATATAGTTATTGGTTATTGGTTGTTGGTTATTGGTTAGGATCTGATCCGTATCTGAATTCAGATCTGATTTCTTATCCTTTTCTAATGTCCAACGGATCTGATTCGCACCTCTAGCAGACTCTGCCTTACGTTGATACTTGCGAATTTCAGCATCAATCCTCTGATGCGTATATGAATTCAGATCTGAATCGTATCTGAAGAACGTCCGAAGCAGTAAGCTAAGACAATCTTCTTGACCTCTCGCTCCTATCTTAAAAGCTAAGGTTTCAGTGTCGTTAGGCAATGGCTTTTCTGACTCGTAATAGAGCCAAATCAAACGCAGGTAGAAGTAGGATTCTTGTGGGGTCAGCGAAACGGTGTCACGCAAAAAATCCCCGATGTGATGCGGATAGTAGTGCATAAGAGCCTCGTCTAGGTCTATCGTCACTGTGGGTGCATTTGGCAGGCGGGTGACGAAACCGCTTTTCGGGAGCTACCCTAGCCAATGCGATAAAACAGCCTTGAGTCTAAATCAGAATTCAAACACCTTGCAAGTCCACCCGGCTTTTAACTTGCCCCATCCGTGGACCTCGATCTTCCATCCTGCTTTAAGGATCGCTGGCAGATGCTCCGACTCCTCAATCTTCTTGATCCTTGCGTTGACATTACCTCGACTCGTTGTCTGCACCAGCAGCGTCTCAGTGTCCCTGATAGCTAAGATGTCGCCGATCCCGAATAGGTCTTGCCTGATGCGAGCATGTGGGTTCCACTTCTCGACGATCTGACAGAGATAGCCGTCCTGCCTGAGTTTCTCTAGGCTTCGTTGCGTTGGTGACTTACCGCTCATCGTATAGAACCTGCCTTTCGTCTGCTGGTATTAGATTTGTCTTGCAAGCCTTTGTGGTTTCGCTAAGATTACTCCACCAACTAACGGAGAGCGATATGAAAGCAAATAAATTTTTGTTCCGCTGGGCAGATTCATCAGAACTAACTGCCGACAAAGCAATGACGCGCACTAGATTAGCCTGTGACCTACGGGCTTTTCGCAAAGACTCAAACGTAACCATCAAGCGTTACAAAAGCGTCAACCAAACCGTTTTTCACGTCCAAAACAGCGCCGCAAATGTTTCGGCTTACTTTGTGATGAGATAACAACCGGAGCTTAGGCTTCTTTTGCTATGAACGAAGATTATTATTTTGACAGGATGCTATATGAACACGATAGAGAAAGAGAAGAAGATGAGCTTGCTGAAAGACTGGCTGGTAGCGATAGTGTTTGGGATTTTGTTTGGGACGATGATGTTCCTTTTCATAAAATAGAACGTTTTTACAGGATAAAACGATATGCAGAAAGTCTACGAAGCAATAAGCAAAGTGATGAGTGCGATCTCCAAAGCAGGGATTGCCAAACAGAGGACTAACGAAGCGCAGCGATACCAGTTTCGCGGTATTGACGATGTTTACAATGCAATGGCTCCCATCCTTGCGGAGCATAAACTGTGCATCCTCCCTCGCGTTACAGACCGTCAGGTTGTCGAGCGTGTCAACAAGTCTGGCACTGCTTTGTTCTATGTCACGGTCTCGATGGAGTTCGCTCTTGTGTCCGGCGAAGATGGCTCTAGCCACGTTATATCGACCATTGGCGAGGCTATGGACTCCGGTGATAAGGCAACTAACAAAGCAATGTCAGCGGCTTATAAATACGCTCTTATGCAGGCCTTTTGCATTCCAACAGAGGGCGATAACCACAGTGAGAATCAGACTCACGAAGTAGTGTCTGAATCCAACTTCGACAAGGATCTTGAGAAGATGGCCAGCGCTAAGAAAGAAGATCTTAGGAAGGTTTATGAGGAGGTTTTTGTTAAGCACAAGAAATCACCTGACCTTGTAAAACAAATCGAAGCAGCCAAAGACAAACGTAAGAAGGAGCTAGGCCTGTGAGACCTGTTTACGAAACCGAACTTGATCGAAAGCGAGAGTTAGCCGTAGCGCAGGCATTTGCTGATCGCTTCCACTACGACATTTACAGACTGCCTAAATTTTACGAAATTGACTTTGCCGCTTACCAAAACGGGCAGCTGGTCAGATGGGTCGAGGTAAAAATAAGAAACTGTAAGTCGACCGACTACAACACTTATATGCTTGATTTTGGAAAGTTACGATCTGCCATCAGCATCCAAAACGCGTCGCAAAGATCTGTTGTTCTTGTGGTCCAGTGGACTGACACAATGAAGTATTGGACGTTTCGTGTTGGTTATCCAATCCTACCCGGAGGTCGCACAGACAGAGGAGATCCCGATGATGTTGTTCCTTGTGTTCATATACCTATTCATCAGTTTGTAGACGTATGAAAGACCCGCATAAAGCTGTCGACTACATCCTTAAGCACGCTCGGCAATTCGCCGATGCTAAAGCTCAACGTGTTTATCTGGAGGAGTTCAGGAAGTCTAAGAAAGCCATTCTGATGAAGGCTAGTCTTGAGTCAGCTTTGGGTGCTCAGGAAAGAGACGCTTACGCTCACCCGGAGTATCTGGAGCTTCTAAAAGCATTAGAGGCTGCTGTGCAGATCGAAGAGAAGTTACGGTGGGACCTAATCGCAGCGCAAGCAAGGATCGAGATCTGGAGATCGGAGCAGGCAAACATGCGAGCCGACATCAGGAACACGCAATGAACTGGCGATCTAAGAAACTACTTGAGGCTTGCAGGGAACTCCCTTGCGGTCTCTGTGGTGTCGAGGATGGAACGGTTGTCGCGGCTCACTCTAATCAACAGAAAGACGGAAAAGGAACGGGTATCAAGGCACATGACTTTCGAGTTGCTGCGCTCTGCTACCGATGCCACATGCAGATAGATCAGGGAGGCGCAGGGAAAGAAGAGAAAAGGCAAGCGTGGGAAGAAGCACACAGAAAGACGATTGGTTGGTTATTTGAAAAAGGAATCTTAGATGTCATCAGTAAATAAAGTAATCCTCATTGGTAACGTAGGCAAAGACCCTGAGTGCAGATACACGGAGGCAGGAACTGCTTTAGCGAATCTCACTCTTGCTACAACCAATAGATGGAAGAACAAACAGGGCGAGCCGCAAGAAGAAACCGAGTGGCATCGTGTTGTTGCCTATGGGAAGTTGGCCGAGATCATCGAGAAGTACGTCCAAAAAGGAAAGCCTTTGTACATAGAAGGAAGGCTTCAGACGCGGAAGTGGACAGACAAACAAGGTGTCGACAAGTACACCACCGAGATCATCGCTGAGAGCCTCCAGATGCTCGGACAGAAAGGCAGTCGAAAAGACGATGACGAGATCGCATTCTGATGGAACAGGGAACCGAGGAGTGGAGGCTTGCACGGTTGGGGAAGGTGACAGCTTCCCGCGTCTCAGATGCGCGAGCTAAAAAGGGTACGGCTACACGAGCGAACTACATCGCAGACATCCTTGCTGAAAGACTGACAGGGACCGTAGCCGAGACATTTACGAACAGTTATATGGAATGGGGAACGTTAAATGAGCCTTTAGCGAGGGCCGCGTATCAAATAAAGACGGGTCGATGGGTAGAACAGATCGCTATCGTCGATCACCCGACGATTCCTTATTTCGCTGCAAGCCCTGATGGTCTGGTTGAGGATGGGCTTATAGAAATAAAGTGTCCTAAGACCTCGACACACATAAGCTACTTAACCGCGGGAGAAGTGCCTGCAACTTACAAGAATCAGATGCTCGCACAGATGGCTTGTACGGGTCGCAGGTGGGTCGATTTCGTTTCCTTTGATCCTAGACTCCCGGAGAGACTACAGCTCTTTGTGGTGCGTTTTAAGCCGTCTGAGGAGGATATTAAGAATTTGGAAACAGACGTTGTTAATTTTCTGACTGAAGTAGATAATCTAATGGAGAAGCTATGAACTGGAAAGAATTGATTGAAAGCCAAAGATCCCCACGAACCTTCAGACCTGTCGAGGAGATTTGGCGCGAACACGGCTGGAGACCTCCCTCCACAGAATGCCCAGACACCATCGAAAAGCATCGGGCCTTTAGAGCGTGGGCACTGGCTGGAGATCATCAAGTCGGTGAAGTCCAGTGATAGATCGGAAATTACGCAGGCTTATGAGGCTGCTATGCCGTATGTCGTTGCGGATTGGGCTCACTGGCTTTTATCGAAGCCTCGTGCGGCTCGGTTACCGCTAATCGAAAAGATTGCAAAACACCACGGGGAGGCAGTAGGAGAGATGGTGAAGCGGAAACTTACCGAGCTACACCTTTCACGCGCTCAAAACTCCTCATGCCAGCAATCCCCAACATCCCGCTCAAAATAACCCATAGCGCGTCCGTATCAAGCATAGGAGGAGGCTTTACTTCTTTCGGGACGTATCCCTCGGCCTGTAGCCAGACCCACGCCCACACAAGTAAAGGGTAGAGAAGAAACTGATAAGCCATCGCGCCTGCACCAACCCAACCTATTGCGGGCCTCCATCCAGCCACAAATAGATTCTGATTAGCAGCCTCGACCTTATTAACTTCCATCTGACCGAGGTCGACAGCCTGATCTATTCTTTTAGCCTCAAGCTCAAGCTCCATCCGTTCTTTATCGGATGTGTGAAGGTCGCCGATAACCTTCCCAACAGATTCAACGACAGAGGAAATACCGAGGATGTTCACAGCTTGAGCGCTCGATTGATCCAGCCTAAAAGAAACTTAATTTGACTTCGATCTCTCATCACAATGTCCCGATACCTAGCGATCTTTGCAAGGGCATAGGAAGCCACAAAAAGCTC